AGGAGAGGGCCGACCTCGCCGCCGTTGAAATTCGAGATCGCAGGCGAAACCTTTGCCATGCGTTACAGCCTCGCCAAGATCCAAGTCTGGTCTGCGAGAGACTCCGGTGGGTTTTCGATTGCGTTAGCTATGACGGCATCCTTTATCGAGTTTCGATAATCGTTATAAGCCATCTGTTTCTGCTCTGCGCTTGCCGTCAAAGGCTCGGCAAGAATGTACGCAAGATAAGCGGAGAAAGCCATATCGAACGCCGCATCGAACTGCACCGGATCAGTCACCCGAGACAGATAACGCAGCTTCAACGGGCCAGCCTGATTCGAGAGAATGTATTTGCCCTCGAGCACATACTCTTGCCCACCCGTCGATATCAGATCCGACAGATCCGGTGACGGATACCATTGCCCGACTTGCAGGATGCGCATACAGTCGGTCGGAATCTGATACTGATACGACCAGTCCCAGAGCGGAGTGCTGGTATCCGCAGCGAGGTTCGCTCGCTTAATGCAAAAGCGCCACGAGAAGCGGCGCTGGAGATAGTCCCGTGTCATATCGAACACGGCATTCACCTCACGGGCAGGCTTGGTGTTGTCCGTAAGGTTCAAAATGCGCAAATCCCCGAGCTTCGTCAGCGCGAGGTTTGCGATTGCTACATTGCTAGCGGCCATCGGGGAACCCCGAGACCGTTAAGCCGGCGGCCAAATATCTTGAATGATTGCCTGCTTGATCGTATCGATCGCGAACAGGACTTCATCCTTCTGCATATTCGCAGCCAGATCCACGCGCAGCTCAACGTCCGTGGTTGCCGTCGAGGACGCACCTTCGGTCACGTTGCGAACGCCTTGCTCGCCGCGATCAATACCGTAAAAACGCTCTGCCATGATTCTCTCCTAGGAGAAAAGGGCGAGCCGGTTGCCCGACCCGCCCTTGTTTCTTACGCCGTGTAACGACCGATCAGCTTCACGGTGCCGGTCGCGTCAGCCGCGGCGGTCAGGGTGAAAGCCACATCGTAGAACACCGACGGGTCAGAGGTGAGGCCGAGGGCGTCCCACAGCTCTTTGCCGCTGTTCGCGATCGAGAACACAGCCGACTCGTGCAGAACATCCGTGCCGTTCAGCGCGCCGTCCTTGAGGGACAGAGCCGAGGCAAAGAAGTCAGCGTCGACCACAGCGCCGCCGTCCTTGGCTGTGCGATACAGGCCAATGTCGGAGATCGTCGTGGTGCCGATGTCCGGCGAGTAGATTCGAAGATCCGTCATTACCGCATTCGAGGGAACGCGGAACATACGGTACGTCGAACCAATGCTGTCGGTATCGGTAATTGCCGCTGTTGCGACTTCGATGCGCTCAAAGCCGCCGTCTACACGGGGGCTATTGAGCACAGCCGGGGTCGCGTCTGCGTTAGTGATAAGGGTTGACTTAACTGCTACAACTGCCATTTTCGTTTACTCCCTTATTCCGCGCAGAGGATGTCAACGACCTTCTTCTCCTCGGTGCGGGTAGCACCAAAGGTACCCATCAGGTAAACCTGATACGGGTGCGAGGAGAGGTCACGACGCTGCGTGATGTCAGACATGATGTCATTCCACATACCGAGGTGGACGCCCGACGGCACCCACACAGGGCAGCGACGATTGCTCGAGGTCGTCGGCAAACGCTCGGTGTGGATGAAATTGATGCCAAGGAACTGCATCACCTTTCCATCCTTCATCACCGGGGTGTCACCGTTGAAGTCGCTCGAGACCACTTGGATCTGGCCCAAGAGATCGTCGTGCTGCTCGGCAGAGATGGCGCAATACACCGGCTCCGCGTCGAGATCAACCTCGTTCTCCATCAGGATGCGACGCGCTTCACGCAGCTTGTCAACCGTGAGACCCACGTTGCCAGAGGCAGCGTAGTTCACCGCAACGCGCTGGTTCGTCGTGTCGAAGCCCGTGGTCGTGCCGCCAGCTTCGCCCGTCTTGTTGTCGCCGAGCATACCGCTGATGATCACATCGTCCATCGCACGGCCCATCGCGTACAGACCGTTCTGCGCATAAGCAGACTGCGGGTCAGCGAGGAGACGGAGCTTGTCGAAGTTGTCGATCAGGTCAGCCCAATCGTAATCTTCTGGGAACACCCAACGACGGTTGTTCGGGGTGTTAACCGGGACGATCGGGGTGTAGCGGGTCGAAACCGCACGAGCAGCGGTAGCACCGTACTGCGTGACGACTTCAGACTGCTTGCCCTTGTACGAACCAGTCTGCACAGCGGTGCGCAGCTTGGAGCCCTTTTGCTGCAAAAGCAGCGAGATGTTAGTGCCGTATTGGACGGCATAAACTGATGCAATATTGTCGGCCATGATAGCCCTCCAAAAAAACTAAATATGTAGTGTTTCTCGGATGGCTTGTCCGTTGCCGGGGCCAGAATCCTTGCGAGATACGCTCTCACCGATCGGTCGTCTTTCCGACTGTCAGTTGGGGTCTTACGACTTGCCCTGTCCTATGCGCAAAAAAAGAGACCCGAGATTTCTCCCGGGTCTCAACTCTAGCTCTCACAGGAGAATACGCCGAGGATAGTACCTCGCGCGTATCACACTAGCAACTACTCTGTAAACAGCTCTGGGTTAGCCATTCGTTGCAGTCGCATCATCTCCTCGATCGCACCTTGTCGGATTTTCTCATCACGGTTCATGTAGCGGCCCATGAACTCCTGATCCGCGAACATTCCAGCAATCTTGTTCTTGGCGGCCTGCGGAGTCAGCGCGCCGCCAGCCGGAGTCTCCGAGCCAACGAACGTGCCTTCAGCGAATGCCGACCCGACCGCTTGGAACAGCTTGATCATCGGGCCGGTACCGATCGCCTGCTCCAGACGCTCGAGACCGTCGGCATCCAAACCGGCAGCGACGCCGAACTTGGCGACCGCTCGCTTGGCAAGCTCGATGTTCTGATCGGCCGCAGCACCCCACTCCCGACGCAATGCCGAGAATTCCTCCTCGGACTTCGCCAAGAATGCCTCGCGCTCCATCTCTATCCGCTGCGTGGACGTTTCATTCCACCATTCGGCGAGACCCTTGGCTTGCTTGTTGGTCAGCCCCAGATCGTGAAGCACCGGAGCGACCGCCTGCGCGAACGAGCCATCATCCCCTTCCGGTACTGGCAACTCGTACTTGTCTGCGCTCTCCGGGCGTCCCAGGCGGTTATAGACCGCACTCCAGCCCTCGGCATCGTCATCTGACTTGGGGGCGAGAATGGTGCGCCCAGCCTTGTCAGCGCCGAACACCTTCTCGAGATTCTGATACGACAGCAGGGCGTCAGCCGGCCCCTTCCACCCCTTGGCTTTGACCAGCTCTCCAAGCTGGCTAGCCGTTCCTTGGTCGATCCCTTCCGGCGCGTACCACGCGGGAGCCGCTGCCGGAGCAGTCGGGTTGCCTGCTTCCGCAGACCCTTGATCGTCACTCATCGATGAATTCCTCTTGTAGATTGGTCAAGGTCTTTTCGTCCAGTTGCAGCGCCTCGACAATGAGCTGCACCGTTTCTTGGCGACCGACCATGCGGCCAACCTCGAACATATCTGTCGCACCGGACTTGTCCACAGCGACAGGCGGCTTCCCGTAGCGGGAGAATCGCTTCAGATGGGCAAGGATGATCTGCCCGTCTTGCGATATCTGATTTGTTTTGCCATCGATCAGAGCTCGCTTGTAGGCACGAGACCGGAACAGCACTCGAGCAACCCGAGCGCGCATCACAGCAACCATGCTGGGCATCAGCGATTCCTCAACCAAGTGAGATATTCAGCGCCTTCCTCTGGCTCCCAGAAAATTTTGATCATATCTGGATGGGTTGGAGGCAATAACGGATTGATTGTCGTCAGCGCGCAAGGCGAGAGCGCGTTATCGCGAAATCCCTTTTCCTTTGCGTATCGGTCATAAACCTTATAGCTCGCCACCTTCAACAGATGCATCGTAATCCCGGTAATAGGATCTTTCAGCACCGAATAGGCGCTCTCGTGCTTATGGCCGGCGACGTAAATGTGATCTCTTGTCCCGAGCATGGCTGCCTTCATCGGCCCGTGAGCCGGGTTCCACACCGACGAGCCGCTGTGATCGTGGCGAGCATTGACACGCACCTCTGCGCCATTCGGAAACTTCAAGGCGATGCGGGCCTCGCTGGATTTGTAATTTGAAACTTGCTGCTTTGCGATCCATTTGAGCGGATCTCCTGCCCCAGACCATGCGTCATGATTGCCGGCCAGCATATAAAGCCAGCGGCAGCGGTCGACAAACCACTCAGCCAGCTTCCATGCTTGCGCAGCAGATGTCGCCTGCTCACCGTAAAGCCTCGCTAAACGCCCGACCCAGTTGTTTGTGGTGTCGCCGACGTTGCAGGCAAACAGCCCTTCAACCTTGCGACACAGCTCGGTATGACGCTCGAGCGCCTCGATATCGGTTCCGTCGTCATCAACGTGCGGATCGCCAAAATGCAGCAGGCCAATCGGCCCTGCGATCTTGATGCGAATCGGAATGAGCTTGCTCGCTTCCTCGTGCTCGCGCTTGTGCTGGAACTTGCGCTTGCGCTGCTCGATGAGCTCGTCGATCGATACGTCGTCGTCCGGTATCGGGGTGAACTCGAATGCTTCCTCGTTCGGGATTTGCCTGCCCGGTTGATACGTTGAGATCGGGATATCGTATCCACGATTTCTCATGCGATTTAATCTCTGCAAAAGAGTGCGCTCGTTCATCCCAAGCTCTGAAGCTGCATTGGCACGGATGCCCTTGTATTTTTGCAGCGTCGCAATGATCTGATCATCAGTCGCCTTGGCGGCTACCACAGCATCACCTCTTTCTAGTTACTTTGATGCCGAGTTCCTTTCGGCGCT